CACTTGGTGGGCGGGTCTACGTTGAGGATGGAATTTAGCCCCTCGACCTTTCCGAGTGCTTTAACGTACTCAGGGTCGTCAAAAAACAGTTCTTTCAACGTTGGGAGCTTGGCCGGTTTCTCGGACTTATTGTCCGGGACTTTCGGCAGGTTTCTTAAATCTGGTGTCTGTTTCATTTTATAAATCGTTCTACAAATTTTGGTACTCGGTTAGTGTCAATCTGGTAGCGGGTTGTATCTCCCGGGTAATGTATGCGCCTCACAAAGAAACCAATGTCGTCCATGAGGTAAATCCACCGGTACGCTGTTCGTTCGCTACAACACAACACGGAGGCCACCTGTTCAATGCTTTTCGGGCCTTTGGTTAACTCTTCTATGAGTTTGAAGGCGCGCTGCATTTTATGGCCGAAGTCTGTTTCCATATTGAGATTTAAAGGGTTTTAATTATTGCCTCAATCTGTTCTGCAACTTGAGAGGCCATAACTCGCATACTTGAGACACGTGTAGCATCGGAAGAAAATTGGAGATAGTCGTCCCTTAACTTTACCAGTCGTGTCTTTATTTCTTCTGATTTGTTTTTCTTTATTTCTACTCTTACCTCCTGCCCCAGATTGTGCTTCTTTGAAATTTCATTGTTGATTTGTGTGATCTGATCGTCTATCGAAAAAATCTTGTCCTTACATTCTCGCTGCTTTCTGCATATAGCTGCATACTCATCTTTTGGCAGTCTATCTGACGCCCTTACTCTGTTGTTAAGAGTTGATAGTTCAAGCTCAAGCCTTTTCTTTTGCGTTGATAGCGTTGATTTTCTCGTGTTTAAATCGGTGATGGATTGATCAATTTTTATAAGTGCTGACTCGTCTAATTTCATAATCGTTTGTTTAAAGGGTTTCTGGTATGCCCTTGAGGGCTTGGTGGAACTCGTTGTCTGCGTATCGGTCGAAGTCCTCGGGGACGAAGCGTTGCTGCCATGCGATTACTGTAGGCATTTCTTTTATGGAGATTGACACTACATCATCCCTGACAATGCACATCTTCACGTTAGGGTCTACTACCGTGTATGTTGCACCTTCGATTAATGGGCAACCGTTCCACTCTTTCGAATCAACACAAACGACACGTTGACCAGTTGTAAACATTGGCTGCTCCATACCCCTTACACTTTAGGCAATCCCAGTTGTACTTTAATCTCCTCAATAAGTCGTTTCACTTCATCTAAGAAGTCCGCGCCTGATGTGGTTAAAGAGCGGGTATCGGTTTCGTCAATCTTTTCCACCAGGGTTTCCAGCTTGCATAACTGCATTGTCTTTTGGTAGAACTCGTCAGGGGTGAGGGGCTTGGATTCGATTGGATCGCAATCAGTCAAATCTCGTTCGTCTATAAACGACCATGATGATCCGCTTTTTACATAATACCCACTTGTCGCAAAGTCAAATATTGAAACCACCTCATCCTTTGCAAACGGGTGTCCTGAATGCGCATCCACCACCTTCGCCTTATCTCCTACTTTTCTTTTTAGTGTCATAGTCTTTTGAGGGTTTATTCTATTTCCTTAATTGAGTAGCCCGATTTTATCAACTTCTTCCGTGCGTTCTTTTCGTTCATAGCTTGGAAGTATATGCAGCTCTCGTTTACAACTACCTTATGTGTTTCGGTAACTGATTCCGGACTCATACCTGTACCAGTTATGTAAACCGTTGTCTTTTTGAACTCAGCACGTTTCAGTATCCGCGTGCGTTCGTTGAACTCCCAAAGGATATGACCGCGTACTTTGCGCTGCTGGCCGATGTGTTTGATCTCTTTCTTTTGCTGCTGCTCGGCAACAATCTCAATCGGCTTTTCTTTAAATTCTTCCAGTTCTTTCATAATTCAATTATTGAGTAGCCCTGTTGTGTGTAAAAGAGGGCTTATGATATTCGTTTGAGTTCGGTTTTAAGGTTGGTCAGGCGGATGTTTAATCTCTCAACAGCCTGTTTCTTTGTTTTTGCGAGAACAGGATATTCGCCCCAGTAGAGACCATCCACAGTGTATCTTAAAATCCAATCAGGAAGAGTATAAGGCGAGTATTCCCCAAAAACTCTTTTTGCACAATTACAAACCCCGCCAGCAACGCTTAATTTATAAAGGATGCTATTCCAATCACGCGCCGCCTTAACATTCTCAATTGCTTGCTCGTAATGCGCAATGAGTTTCTCGATCAGTTCTTTTGTTTCCATAGTCTTGTGGGATTCTGTTAACATGGCTTTATTACATTGTAGTTACTAACCATTGTCGAGGCCACATTTAAAGGAGTGTGACAAACCTGCATACCTTTTTCTTTTGCGTATGCGTAGAAGTCTGCAAGCGTTTCAAAATCCTTCGCCAGCACAGCATTGCCTTTGAAGTCGTGCGCGTAGTACAGTTGCTTGTTATATTTCTTTTCCATTGGGGAATGAGGTTTTAGTTATTAACGGTTTCGATCATTAAAAAAGCATCGTTTACGCGGTCACCTTTCCGTCCGTAGGTACGGCTCATAAACAGGGCGGCTTCGCAGTAATCGTTAAGAATCTCCGGGGACAGGTCACACTTGTTGTCAATTTGCGCCTCGATTTCGTTGAGGAACTTATTAAGGTGCTGGATCAGCAAGCCTTCGTTTTTGGTGGTGTTTGTAAAGTTCATGGTGCTTTTGTTCTGTTTGGTGATTCAAAAGTGAAACAAAGATTTCAGATAAACAAGTTGCACGGTAAATATTTTTTTTTCACATTTGCTACATGAGCAGGACAAAAACTTACACGCCTACGCAATTTGCCGAAAAAATGGGCATTTCGCGGGCTACGATTTGGCGGTGGACTACCCGGAAAAACCTGGAGCCGCGCCTAAAAATGTACGATGCCAAAAAAATTATCGTGGCTGGAAAGATTTTTATTGAACAAACTGTTTAGCCTGTCTAAAAGAGAAACCACATGAAGGAAAAACAACCAGTAACAAAAGCGCAAGCAATTTTCGGTAAAGAATTTGGCAACGCTGAAATCATTACAAAGCGTCCGGAAGGGATGGAATTTTCTGAATACAGATCAAAGCGGAAAGCGTCAGATGTAGCAATTAAAAACGCTTTGAGGTAGTTATTTGACATTACAGGTATTTGGGGTAAATGGTCATAGGGACATCTAAGTGATCGCATACCGGGCTTTTAACGTGTTGACGGCAAGTAATCTACACGGCCTCCAATATCTGTAAAATTTGATTGAAATAGTAGGCGAGAAGGACGGTGGCGGACCGGCTTAATTGCGTTAGCGCAATACCCGAATATCGCTGCCCGTTCTTCTCCTTTACTGAAAGAAGGTTTTTAAGATCACTTTTATTCAAGGTTCGAATCCTTGCGCTTAAGTCGTATTTATACGGTGTATGCGTAGTGTAATGTGGTAACACGAGAGTAAACAGAGGCGAACTGTAAAGGACGTACCCCGGTGAAATATTCCGGGGTTTTAAAACATTAAAATACCATTTCGTCTAGGCTGGTTTAGGACACCTTGCGCAGGGAAACATAGGTTCAAATCCTATAATGGTTTTTATTTAGTTAAAATTGTAGAGTATGAAAGACGACATTATCAAATTAAGGCAAGAGTTCGAAAAAAGAACTATAAAGGCCGGAATGGAAGTAGCAAGCGTAGGTCATCAAATGGCAAACGAAGCTAAACGGAAAGCGTTTAATGAAGCTATTGAACTTCTTGATAAATACATAGATGTAGAAAGTTATACATCCGCGATTGATGTTCTAAATGGGGCAATAAATCTTCTCAAAGCAGAAAATGAAATGCTAAAAGATAGAGGAGGGTTCTCCCGTGGAGGGCGTGATATGATGCGGATTATCATATCAATGCTCGAAGGAAAGGTAGATTCAAACAAGCACAATACCGACAAATGCTTGGTCAAAGACCTTGATTATCACATGGGTAGAACATCAGCTTTTAAGGAGATATTGGAGATTATAAAAAGAGACTTAAATATGCTTGAACATGGGAAAGCCCAATTAATCCACGAATGATTAAATGACATGGGAAGGGGTGGCGGAATTGGTAGACGCTATTTGGTGAGAACTGAAGCTCTTTAATGAGTGTAAAATCCCTCGGTATCGTGCAGGTTCGAATCCTGCCTCCTTCCCTATTTTAAAACAGAAAATGAAAAGCGTATGACCAAATCCACCCGCTTATGCAGCGACTTAAAGGAGGGCGAAAAGTTCGAAATCGCTGGCGTATCCATGTTTTTTTCGTACTTTGTAGCTAATAGACACCCGTTATTCACGCATGAGATCAACGGGCAGACTTATGGGTATTACAGAACATCCTGGAATAAATCGACACCGGTAAACCAAATCAAATGACACAATCACGTAACCTTTCGTCTAGGCAGGCTCAGGACAGCGAAGCGCAAGCAAACATTGGTTCGAATCCAATAAGGTTACCTTACCAGCGAGAAATAATAAGATACACCTGCGAGCATTGTTATGGAACTGGAAAAGTTTGTAATGATGGAAATTTGTACGGATGCCCGAAATGCGGAGGCTATGGTGAAATAAAAGAAATGTTTGCAAGATGAGCGAAAGTAAATATTTTGAAACTATGGCAAATATTGCCTATTGGAAATCTCGCCAGGAATCAGAAAAATTCCATAACGAGATTGAAAATCAAATGACAATGGCTCAGATGGAAATGGATAAGTATAATGACGAAGCAAAGGAGGAAATGGACAGAACAAGCGCTGAGTTGTCTTATCTAAATTCTTACATTGACCTTTACAAAAATCTTTCTCCAGAAGAAAAATTGACGATATTAGAAACCTACACAGGTGAATATATTGCCTATAAATTTAAGAACAGGAGCGAAATTCAGAAACAGTATGGCTTAATTTTAAGCCTTGAAAACTATGCTATAATCAGATATTACGGATTTTTCTGGATTCCAATGTTGAGGCCATTGAGAGTTTATAAAATATACTCATAATGCCCTTCTGTGACCTCCATAAGACCGTATACACGACCGAATGCCGGGAGTGCGTCCACATGAGAGCGCGGGCGGAAGAACGGGCAAAGAAGGATGCCGAGAAGCTGTTAAAGAAACTATCCACCCCTAAGAAAATCTACTCCCCACCCAAGAAGGTATCAGCGAAGAAAGCCAAACAGGACAGGGAACTACCAAACCACAAGGAAATATACTGGGCGTACTTCGGCTATCAGGGAGGCGATTTTATCCCGTGCGAGGTTTGCGGGGCTGAAAGCGTTGATGTTCACCATATTGATTCTAGGGGAATGGGCGGGGATCCGCAGCGAAGGAAAGACGTAATCGAAAACTTGCAGGCATTGTGCCGGGAATGCCACATAAAATACGGAGACAAGGAATCATTCATGGGAATGCTGATAACCATCCACAACAATACTTTAAGGCCAAAGGAAACGATATGAAAGCAACAGAATTACGGATCGGCAACAAGTTCCACATGCTCGGTAGTAAAATGGTTAATACCGTTTTTGCTATTTCCGATAATACCGACCGCGGGAAATTCAACTGTGATACGCCTACCCACAAAGAAATGTATTCACACTTGATTACGGTTGAAGAAAACGGCAACCAATATAAGCCTTGGGAAATGGATGGCATCCCCCTCACCGAAGAATGGCTGGCGAAGTTTGGTTTTGAGAAAAATATGGGATTCAAATCGATGCGGAAAAGCATTCACACAGGGCCAGTTCGATGGGAAAGTAACACTTACATAGTAGTTGGCGGAATTGATAGCTGGATTGATGTGATCAGAGATTCAGACGGTTTAGTTTTTCAAACCCCATCATTGCCATGCCAATACGTCCACCAGCTACAAAACCTCTATTTCGCTTTAACCGGTAACGAACTTGAACTGAAATGAGAACAGCAATAGATACTGTATTTTACGTTTTGATAGTAGGCTCAATATGGGCTGCATACTATTTTATGGGCTTTGAGTTCGTTGTGGTAATGATTCTTGCATCTGAGGTTTGGCGTAAGATGAAAAAGCGAGTAGATAAGGGTGTTGGAAGAATCAAAAGAAAGGCTTAGTTTGTTTAAAAATTTCTTTAAATTTGGGTTATGGAATCCGAAAATAACGGGGAAAATCGGGATGAGTTAGGGAGGTTCGGAAAGGGAAATCCAGGAAAGCCAAAGGGCGCAACGTCAAACTCATCAGCAAAAGTAAAAGCGGCAATAGTAGACTTCCTTGAAAGGAACACTGAAAAGATTCAGGATGACTTTGACAAGATGAAACCACGCGAAAGGCTTCAATTTGTGGCCGATATTCTACCTTACGCAACCCCTAAACTTCAATCAATACAAAGCGACAATCAAACAAATGTAACGGGTGGCATTACAATTAGCTGGCAAGAGCCTGAACTACCAAATACCGAAGATAAAGGTAGCTCTTGAGTCTTACAAGGCTTACAAGGCAGGTTACCGGATAATAGCAAACCAGGGCGGTACACGCTCTGGTAAAACATACACCCTGAACCAGCTTTTGATTGCATTGGCGTTAAAGGAAAAGCTGAGCATATCCGTTACATCAGTGGCCTTTCCTCACCTCAGAAGGGGAGCAATGAGGGACTGGCGCACAATAATGGAAAATTCAGGGCTGTATGACCCAAACTCACATATCCGTACAGAACAAATTTATAACTATCCGAACGGAAGCTACACCGAATTTTTTAGCGCAGATAACAATCTTAAAGTTAGGGGGCCGGGGCGTGATGTTCTATTCTTCAACGAGGCCAATCTCACTGACTTCGATACGTTTACGCAACTCATGCTGCGAACCAGAAAGGCTATCTTTATCGATTTCAACCCGGCCGATGAGTTCCATTGGATTTATGATAATATCCTTACAAGACCTGATTGTTATTTCGTCAAAAGCACTTACTTAGACAACCCATTTCTACCCATTGAACAGATCAAAGAAATTGAAAACCTCAAAAACGTTGACGAAAACTTCTGGCGCATCTACGGAGAAGGCGAACGCGGCCATAGTGAGGGAGTTATCTACACCCATTGGAAGCCGTATTCTGGCCATGTGGATGGACGTATTGCTTACGGCCTCGACTTTGGGTATAACAACCCAACAGCACTTGTTAAAACCACAGAAAACGACCAAAACCTGTATTGGGAGGAAAAAATCTACCAGTCACACTTAACAAATACCGACCTGATTCCAATGATAAAGGAAATAGTTAAACCTCACGAGCCTGTATTCTGCGACAACGCTGAACCCGCCAGGATTGAGGAACTAAAACGGGCAGGCATTAAGGCTATACCGGCCAACAAGGACGTGAAAGAGGGCATAGATTTCGTTAAAAGCAGGGGGTTGTTCATACACTCACAGTCAGCAAACCTTTTGAAGGAAATAAAGTCTTACAAGTATGCCAGCAACATCAAAAAGAACAAAAACGAGCCTGAAGTTCCCGTAAAACTGAACGACCATGCCTGCGATGCAGGTAGATACGGATCTATTTCCATGAAAAAGCCAAAACAAACCATAAACGTAAGTTTCCACAAGCGATGAAATTCAAACTACAAGGCAAAACCATTGACGTTATTGACTCATGGGAGAAATTAAACTTCGAGCAATACCTGCGGGTGCTCAAGGTTAAGAATGACATGGCAGAATTGCTTTCAATCATAACCGGAATTGAGTACGAAACCATCCGAACGGCTAAAATTCAAGGATTGGAGGCACTTTTGTACTGCGCTCAATTTATGAACAAGACCCCTGTGGTTCCTGATAAGGTTGAGAGGGTAGGAAAGTATAAACTGCCCGCAAATTTTGATGTTCAGTTTGAAAGCCTGGCGCAGTTTGAGGATATGCGTAAGGCATTGGAGAAAGCGCAGACTTTGGATGTACACGGCTTTACAGCCGCTTACGCTGAATATGTGGCCATCTACCTGCAAAAGGTACGCGATAAGGATTACGACCCCGTAAAAGCCGAGGAAATGGTTCCTGACGTGCTTAAAATGCCTGCATTGGAGGTGCTGGCTGCCGGAAGTTTTTTTTACGTCAAGCTCACGGCCTTATTGAATGGCACGCCAAGCAACTCCCGGAATACGCCCCCAGACCGGAAGAAGCGCACTGGGACGCCTTCCAAAAAACCTTCGGCTCGTACGCTACGATTGACAAAGTCTCGCGGCAGATAGGTATTTCTGAGGATGAACTGTACAGGTGGCCGGCTCGTAGATTTTGGTTTAAACACATCTACCTTGCATGGGAGGCGCATAATATGGCAGAAGATAATGCTGAACTGTCCAAATAAAATGCATTATATTTAGCCCATGAGCCATAAAAGCGTTAGGTTGCTTATCCGAGATACCGTCAAGTCTATCCGCACGGACGTGAACTATACCTACGCCAGGCCTTCGGATTTCAACATTGTAGCCCAATTTGATGGGCAGCCTTTCGTTACACTTGACGCTATGACGGCCAGTCCATCCTATGCTACAGACGGAGTTTACAATTACGTTAAATCTTGGAATTGCGCAATGGCTTTCTATGAATTTGATAAAGCCGATCAGGATATTGACCATACCGCTAAGATTCTTGACAGGATGGATGATTTTGTAGACAAGTTCCTGAACAAGCTGAATACCTACATGACTGATTCAGATTCAATTTTGATTTCAGGGATCACTCAAACCCCGGCTATAAAGGTTACTGCAAACATAATTTCAGGTTATACGCTTTCATTCTCCCTGCAAGTTCAGGATGATTTTGACTATTGTTCGGTTGATTGTGTAGACGGTGATGACTGCTGATTTGATCACGATATTGTCAAAATACGGACAGTCAACGGTTGACCAGATACGGGAGAATCTTTCATCCACAGGGACAAACGCCACTGGTAAAACTTCAAGATCATTACGGTACGAGGTAAAGAAAGAAGGCAATAAAACCACGTTAAAGGTACTTGGAAAGCCTTATTTTGCTGTAGTTGAAACGGGAAGAAGGCCTACACCTGATTACAAACCATCTCGGCAATTTGTTGATTCGATAAAGGAATGGATGGACGCTAAAGGAAAGCAGGGATCAGCATACGCCATTGCCTTAGCTATTCACAAGCGCGGAACAAAACTTTACCGCGATGGCGGAAGAACAGACATAATATCAAATGTGGTTAACCAGAACCTGGTGGATAAGATTTCTGCCGAACTTTTGGATAAATTTGCGGATGAATTACTCAGAAACGTTGTAGAAGTATATGGCAGTAACAATCGTACAGCGACCGTCCGCTAATGTTTATGGATCTGCCTTGAGTGGCCGCGTTTCGTCATCCTACGGAACGACAGACGCAACGGTTTATACCGTTCCAACAAGCGGTGTAGCGAATGGAGATTACATATACATTTCTTCGAACATAGAAGATTACAATGGATTTTGGGTAGTAGAAACTACAGGATCATATACATTTAAGCTAAAAAGGTTTGATACGGATTCGTATGCTTCATACATTCAGGATTCGGATATTACATATTACATTTCTACGTATTCTCACGGATGGAGTGCAGTGCATTTGCCGATTGTTTACCGTCTTTCATCCGATAAGTTCCCTGTTAACTCGGTAGACACTTCACGAACAATAAGCAGCGTAGTTAATGACAATGGTTTCGTCCTAATGAACATTTCAGGTTCACTTGGTTCGGATATTAAAACATACGATTCAGTCAAATTAACCGCGCCTAATCAAACAGATATTTCAGGGGTTTACCAGATAGTAGACTGGATAAGCTCTACTGTAGTGGTAATAAATCTTACCTATTCAGCATCTTACAATTGGGTATCAGCGACAATTCAGCGTTACTACAACAATTATAATATCCTGGTGAACGTTTACGGTGGATTAAATTCCTCTCACGAATGGGCTTCACAAAAGCCTTATGAACTCCTTAGTACTTTACAACTAATACCCAGAGCAGCTGACAATGATGCTATCTTTTCAATAAACGATATACTCGCAAAGTCAAAGGTAAAAACAGAAAACAATCTAACCCTTGGAACGCTTCCGAATAATATAGACCAGTTTTGCCAGTTTTATATTGAGGTTGCTGAATCTTATGATAAGGCTGATGGTTATTCACTCGGAACCTATACAAGCTCATACACATCAGATCAATCTACTTTTGAGGGTTATGCTGTTAACTCAAAACTTCCATTTAAGAATGAGAATGCCGGATTTATGAGTGACTACCTTATGGTTGGATCTGGTAAATTTTTAACACTATTTGACGAGCCAGTGATATTCCAGGATTCATACAGCGACATTTCTTTTATCATTTCTATAGCCGGAACATACAGAATAGACAGGCAGTATTATTTAAGCAATGTAGCCACTTCTTTATTGACTGAAACAATTGATTTTGAACAAGGGGTGCAGCGATATGAACTATCTGCAAACTGTGACTATGACAGGGTTGATGTAACAATATATCGTGAAAATCCAGACCCCGTAATTTCACCTGCAACAGGAATAGGAATATACACTGGATTTGCTCCAACAACATACAACGGAACTCCAACATAATTATTTACTACATGGCAGCTACAAGATGGAAATTATATAATGCAGCAAAACTTGGAATAGGCAACGGCCTTATTGATTTGGATAGCCACACTTTTAAGTGTTCTCTATACACTGCTTCAAGTAATGCAAACACACTAACAAACACGGTATTGGCAAACCTTACAAATGAGGTAGCTAACGGAAATGGATATACTACTGGAGGTGTTACCCTGACGGGAGTTACGTGGACAAATTCAAGCGGAACAATAACATTTGATTGCGCAGACCCTTCTTGGACGGCAAGCGGAGCTGGATTTACAGCAAGGTATGCGGTTATATATGACTTATCTGCTGCCGGACAGGCTTTGTTATGTGTTTGTGCGCTTGATTCTGTTAATGTTACAGTAGTTGCAGGAAATGAGTTGCAGATAATGATTGATGCAAGTGGAGTGTTTACTTTGAGTGGCGCAAATACAGACTAATTATGGCATACGCTGTTGCTTCTGAAACTAAAACATTTAAGATTGATTGCTATTGCTCAGAAAATGCATTAACGGTCACCTGGCTTAATTATCTTGGTGGTTTCGACTATTGGAGATTTACCGCAAACAAAGATAAAAACATTGAAATACGTGAATCTGCAGAGGTAAAAAAGAATTTCTTTAAGAATTGGCCTCAGTCTTATGGAACGTTTGCTGACACTATCAGGAAGCAAACCTACCGAGATTCAAACTATGCCTACACGGTAAGGAGCCAGAACCTTACACAGGCGCAGGTTGATGCATTGGCGTTTATCAAAACAAGCCCATTGGTTCAAATAATTAATTCACGTACGGACAGGCGCACTGTTATTGTTGATACCGATTCATTCAGAATTTACACTGACCGTGACGACATTTTCACGATTACTTTTAACATTTCATACACTGACGATATACCTTCTCAAACGGCATGATTATACGGGTTGGCGATGATGGATACTTAGACTTGAATGAACTTATTGAGGTTGAGAAAAAAGTAAAACTTTTTGATGACATTTCAACCACAGAGGGGGATTTCAGCTATTCCTTTGCCATTCCAAAAACACAAAACAACGTCAGTATAATCCAAGTATATTCGGTAAACGACAAGCAAAGGAAGTGGGCGAGAAGGATTAACGCAACGTTATTAAACGACTCAGGCATTATCATCCATGTCGGATTCCTTAGAATTGAAACAGATAACGACCGGGAATACAAGGCAAGTTTTTTCAGTGGAAATACAAACTGGATTGATGAGCTTAATTTTAGCCTCCTTGACCTTAACTGGGAGGACATGCCGGTTCCTGGGGCCGGAGAAGATAATGATTCAGGAATTGCTTTGCCTGTAGCCGACAAGGGTTCTTTGACAAAAAGAAACGCCCCGGTAATGATGTACGAGGATTTTACGCCTTTTATTTACGTAAAAGACATCATAAAAAAGGTTTCAAATCTTACCGGCATAAAGGTTTCCGGAGACCTGCTTAAAATTCCAGAGTACAATAAACTGATTTGTACTTCAGGAACAAATAAGTTTGCTCAAACGCAGCTTGCAAATATTGAGGCTTACGTTGGTAAATCAACTAACCAGACAATTGCCGGGTCTGCGGGTGCGGCAACTTACGCACTGGTCACGTTCACAAACGTTTCAAGCCCGTTTTTTAATTCTGTAAATGCAAATTGGAACACAACAAATAGCCGCTATTTTTTTGACGCAACCATAAAGAAAATAACCATAGAAATTGATTGGCCATTAGATAACGGTTCTAGTGGATTTGGGTTCAGGATTTACAAAAATGGCTTTAGTTCGACTGATGTAGTATACCAATCAGTACATGCTCCAAATACCCGTAAATTAAAACTTACGCTTACCGAGGTAGATTTAGGCTATGATTTACCGGAGTCTGGCGATTACTACAATTTTGGAATGTCCTGCATAAGCAACAGGACAATATTGGCTGGGGCAAGCGTTAGAATTACACCAAACAAGTTCAGCAGATACTTCGCTACAGAAGCTATACCTGACCTTACGGCTACAAAAGTAATCAGTAATGTATTCAGGTGCTTTAACATCATCGCATCGTACAATGGTTTAAATAAAACAATTTACGCGAATAACCTGGACAGGATTTTAAACTCAGATCCTTTAGACCTATCCGAATACCTTACTGTGGATGAAAATGATTATGAAGAATTTGTTTCAAATTACGCTAAGAAAAACCGCCTTATTTGGTCACCGGCAAGCAATGATTTTATAGATGATTTTGACAGCGAAAACGAGGAACCGTATGCATCAGGATTGATTACAATTGACAACGATTTTCTTGAAGAAGAAGATAATTTGATAGAAATGGACTTCAAAAACGTATGGCAACAAAAGGTAAATGCCTTTGGACTTGATTTGCCTTACCTGGATTTGATTGAAGAAACTGTAGTAGACGTTAGAGATTTAACCAGCGTATCAGATTCAGGAGCGAGTGATGAGGCTGTATTTAATTACAGTGGAAATCCATTTATAGGAATCATAAGGGTTTCAGAATGTACGCGCCCGGAATACAATGGAGATTATCCGCAGTTTAATTACGCTGCATCTTCTACAAATGGGAGGGTTTTATACACCGGTAATGCCACCGGTAAAGTGGAGCTTATTTCACTCAGTACAAAACCATCAGATCCAATATTTCTACTTAACAATCCAGCTCAGAACATTCCAACAGTAGCAGGTCTTGATGAGATATTTGTAAACTCAAACTTTATAGGATGGGATAGTTTACCAATCACTAATTTTTTAGAGACATCAAACTATAACTTTTCATTAGGTTTCAATAGGCTAAAAGACAGGTATTATTCAGCCACAGAAAAGCTGCTAAATAACGGGATAAAAACGTACGCTTACGGTAACATACCTGAGGGTATTTACAATCAAATAGACTTTACCAGAACCATCAGGATTAACGAATCGGTTTACTACATCAACGCAATTACAGGCTATAAAGGCTCAAAGTATTCTGTTAAATTTGAACTAATTAAGAAGTGACATGGCAAACGAAAGCAAAGAGGAAACAGTAATTCTTCACTTTGAGGTAGACGAATCTGATGGTTTGCAGAGCATTAAATCTTTGCGGGATGCCAATTCACAGCTAAGAAAAGAGCGTGATCAGGTAAACATAAAGACTAAGGAAGGTCAGGAAATTGTTCAGAAACTGAACGCCACCATTGACGCCAATAATAAAAAGATAAAGGAAAACTCAAGCGCATTAGAAAAACAGCGTCAGAACGTAGGTAACTACACAAATTCAATAAAAGATGCGGCCAATGAGTTAAACATCATGGGTGTTAACGTTGGACAGGTAACTTCTAACCTTTCCAAGTTTGTTAATCCGGCTACGGCTGCGGTTGGTATTTTAGGAGCATTAGGAGCTGCTTACGCTCGCTCGACAGCCGGGGCTAAAGATTTAGCTTTCGCGCAAAATCAGCTTTCAGAGGCGACCACATTAGTCGCAAACAGTTTTGCTGAACTTGTTACTTCTGCGGAAGATGGAGAGGGATTTTTTTCAACATTACTAAACGCCGCGCTATTTAAAATAAGTCCAGCATTAGCAATTGAATCTAAGGCACTTGCTTTATTTAAAGAGCAATTAGATGATTTAGCCCGTGAAGAAATTTCTGCCCGTGCAAATGTTTCTGACAGACTTGCTGACAATCAGGAACTATTAACAAAAATTCAGGATAGCCAAACTGAATACAATGAAAAAATACATCTCACTGGTGAAATAATATCAAACATTTCAAAGAATGAAGATGAATTACTTGCTATCAAAAATCAACAACTAGGTATAGCCGAAAGAGCATTAGCGGCAGATCAAGAAAACGAAGATAAGCAAAAGGC